CCAACTCCAAAAGTGGGAGGAGAGGAAGGTTACGAAACGAGAGCGAAACGGCAAGGACACAAAAAAGCGATTTCACACCTGGAAGCAAATATTCAATGGAGACAAATGAACGGACTACTCCCAACACCGATGGCGCAGAGCAGAGCAACAGACGAAGAGAAGACGTTGAAACGGAAGGAGAAGTACGGAGGAATGAAAAGAGCAATGTACCTGGAGAATTATCTGGCAATGGGGATTCTTCCGACACCATCAGCAGGCAACGAGAAATCGGGAGGAACATTGACGGAGTGGGAAGGTTCGGGAAACAAGATGAGGCAAATCGATGGAATGAATTTCCAACTCAATCCCCAATTTGTGGCGGAGATGATGGGATTTCCTCCAGATTGGACGGAATTACCTTTCCAAAATGGAGAAGAGAAAGCATCAAAGCCTATGGAAACGCAATAGTTCCTCAGGTTGTTTATCAGATATTCCAATCAATCCAGGAGTACGAAAATCTGACCAATAAAAACCTTTGAAATACCGAATAAAGGTTATATTTGTGATGCTCTGATGACAAAGAGCTTATTGAAAATGGCACACAATGAAAAACATTCAATCATTCGTAAGAGGAAGTAACGAGGTCGCAGCTAGTGTGTCGGCTCACTTGTTCCATGTTGTCAGCATGGCCTCTTTCGATATTGATTTATACTACTAATGGCAACAGGTAAGAAATCATTTATACTATACTGCGACCTAATACACGAGGTTGATCATTTAACTGATGAGGAGAAAGGCAGACTGTTTCAACATCTTCTGGAGTATGTGAATGACATGAATCCGGTAATGGATGACAGAGTTATTCTCGGAAGTTGGAAACACATTCAAAGACAGTTAAAGAGAGACCTTAACAAGTACGAGGAAATCAAAGAGAAACGGAGTTTAGCAGGACAAGCAAGTGCTGAAAAGAGGAAACAAAAAGCAACAAAATCAACAAGTGTTGAAAGTGTTGAACACCGTTCAACAAATCCAACTGTAACTGTTACTGATAATGTAACTGATACTGTTAATGATACTGTAACTGTATCTTCTAAAGAAGATAATAAAAACGCTTCGCGGTTATATTTCGATGACCAAGAATTGAATGATGTTTTCTCAAAATGGTTAAGGATGTGCAAGGAGAAAGGGAAACCATATTCATTGACATCAATTGAGGCTCTGCAAATGAAGCTCACAACACAACCTCTGAAAAAGTCAATCAATCAAGTTCGACAAAGCCTAGAAAAAGGGTGGTTGAATCTGAGACCTGTTGATGAGACAGAAACAACCGTTTCAAAACAGGACGCGGAGGAAATGGATATAGCAATTTTAAAACACATGAGAAATGTACAATTTGAAAATGACAATACTGGGGCTGCCGAAAATAATCGGTTGCGAAGAATTTCCTAAGTCTGACCACGGAGCTTTACTTGTTGATGACATCGAGAATTTCATCAATAAGCAGTATCGGTTCAAAGGTCAACAAGTCATAGAAGCGTTCGAAATGGCCGCAACTCATACGCTGTTCCTTGACGGAAAGAGAATCAATCCATCAACCTTTGGAAAGTATCTGAGCAGAGCATCAGTTGGACAAGTTCTAACCGCATACAAAGAGGCAAAGAGAGACACAAATGCAAGACCTTCCGGATACAACTTCAATCAGTTACCAGAGCATCAAAAAGAACTATTATCTCCAGAGGATGCTTGGGATCTGATGTTGACATTCATCAAAAAGGATAAAGGACTTCCATTCTGCGGTCCATACGTAGGAGTTTACAATTACCTCATCAAAAACGGATTGATCAGACCTGTAAAAAAGGTGGCATCAGTTGGATTTGGCGCAAATATGGAGAGTCCTCAAAGACGAGCAGTTGAGGAGTATCTCCTGAGAAACATTATCAACTCACAGAAAACTAAATCAGCATGATAACACTTGCAATAATCTGCACAGCATTAACGCTTGCACCAATACTCAAAGAATTACTAACCAATAAAAACAAATAGACATGACAATCGAAGAGAAAAAAAGAGTGATCGAAATCCTGGAGTACTACGGTAGTCTGATAGGAACAGATCAAGAAGAGATGACCAAACTTGCAAAGAAGGTCGATCAAATTTACATCACGGATAAAGACCTGACAATTGAAGCAGCGATCCAGAATGAGATGTTCAGACTCTGTGCCATTATCGGATATGAGATCACCGATGAGAACAATCAGAGCAGACAAGGAGAGAGAGTTCCTATGAGAGATGCAGTTGTGAGGAGGATTGTTGAGGACTTTGACGGATACTCAAGACTACCAACAGTAGTTGGTTTGTTCTTCGGAAAGGATAGGTCAACAGGAAACGCAATGGTAACTCGTTCATCAATCCGGTTGGAGACAAATGATGAGATGTTCATGCGACATTACAACCGTACTTTTGAACAAACGGAAGCGGCATGAAACAGAACGAGATTTATTTCCTGCTTGGAAAAAACAAAGGACGCGCAGACCTTATCCAAGAAATCAAGGACAAGGTTGCTGCTATTCCAGAAGGAGAAACAGGAGAGTACTTCCTTGTAAAAATTCTAAGGATTCTAAAAGACTTGAAATGAGAAAGACACTACACGAGTATGTTATTGATTGTTATTATAACAATAAGATTGAAAACGATGGTGTTTCAGAACAATTATTGATAGATATTATTTACTTCGCCAAACTAACCAACCGAGAACCTGAGTTGGGAGACTTTATTCCATGCGATGAGGAGGGTAATCCGTTTCCTTTAACTCAAAAGGTATCATTTGTGAATGGTGAGAATGTGGAAAATTGGGAAATATCAAAAGAATACAAAGCAGCCAAAGACCGAGTAATCTTCAAAGGTGATTGGGAGGTTGTTAAACTCGGGTCTGATTATATTATACTAGCAAACGAAAAAGATTCTATATCGTTTTGGTATAGTGGTAAGGTTCAAGTATTTGGAAAGTCAATAACCCGCATCGAAGACCTACCAAGAGAAATTGAATTTAAAGACGGAGTGATATGAAAATATTCACTAAAATAGCCGTTGTCTGTATTGATGTGATCATGTGGTTCTCGTTCTATGAAAGGATTGATTGATAACTTTGTAATGATGACAATCACGGAACACTTAATTTCAACAGACCCTATCTGGGCGGAGATACTGAAGGACTGAAATCATGCCGCATCCATCAAGAATATTCAAAACACCTGACGAACTGGAAAAGGCTTGGGAAGGCTACAAAAAGCACATTGAAATTGAGGCTGAGAAATGGCTGAAGGTTCAATATGTCGGAAAGGAAGGTGAAAGAGTGACAGACAAATACAAGCTGCCCATGACAATGGAGGGCTTTGAAATCTATTGCTACAATAATCACGGATGTGTTAATCATTACTTCGATAATAAGGAGGGTTACTACGATGAGTTCGGTACTATCTGTTCGCGTATTAAGACCGAAATCCGAAACGATCAGATCACAGGTGGACTTCTTGGAGTGTACAATCCATCAATCACTCAGCGATTGAACAACCTCAAGGAACAATCAGAAGTGAATACGAACGCGAACATCAACATTCTGAATATTGATCCTTTGGCAGATGGTGAATGATTTCTCAGACAACAGCACTCCGTAAGATTGCAAGCCTCAAGAAGCGAATCAAGGTAATCAGAGGAGGTCAAGGTTCATCCAAGACATTCTCAATTCTTATTCTGCTCATCAATCACGCAGCATCCAAACCAGACAAGGAGATTCTGATCATCTCGTCTGAGCTGACAAAGATGCGATTGACCGTAATCAAGGACTTTGTAAAGATTATGAAGTCATTCGGCATTTACAATGATTCAAAGTTCCTAGCAGGAACACTATACAGGTTTCCAAACGGCTCATTTATCAAGTTTATCGGATTGGATAAATCAGATGTTGGTAAGGGATTGCGTTCTGACATTGCCTATTTCAACGAGGTAAATAAATGCGATGCTGAGTCATATCGACAAGTTGCATCAAGAGCAAAGCAGGTCATTTGTGATTACAATCCGGATGCACCATTTTTCATTGACCAGGATGTCATTGGCCGTGAAGATTGCGACTTCCTCCAACTCACTTATGAGGACAACGAGATGTTGGATGATAACGAGCGCAACGAGATTCTGAATTACCATGTTCTTGGATATGGTGTACCATACGACCCAAACAGAAAGGAAGCACTTGAGCCTGTCAATTCTTACTGGGCAAATCTCTTTGAGGTTTACGGACTCGGCAACATAGGAAGTCTGCAAGGCGTTGTCTTTTCCAATTGGTCAATCATCGACTCCATTCCTCCAGATGCAAAGAGAGTTGGATATGGTGTTGACTTTGGTTATACGAACGACCCAACGACAACGGTCATCGGATATGAGTACAACGGTCAACGAATTTATGACGAGGTAATCTATCAAACAGGATTGAGCAACGGAGATCATGCTTCTCTGATCAAGTCAAACGACATATCAAAACGTGATGTTGGTTACGCTGATAGTGCAGATCCTAAGAGTATTGACGAACTCTGCAAGAGTGGATTGACAGTTAAACCTGTAACCAAAGGAGCAGACTCGATCATGTACGGTATCGGATTGATGCAGGAGAAACCGTTCTTGATAACCAAACGCTCAACCAATCTCAAGAAGGAGCTTGAAAATTACACATGGGCAAAGGATAAAGATGGAAACGAGATTAATAAGCCAATTGATGCTTGGAATCATTTGATTGATGCAGCGCGTTATCTGGAGATGATGCTGAAGATTGACAAGCCTAAAAAGATTAGAGCGCGTACATTTGGCTGATTTATATTTCGTTACTTTGTAAAACTAATTACAGTAGTATGTACTCGATAACAGTCAACATCAACGACAAGCCTCATCAGAAGAGGATTCCTCAATCATGGGAGGACGTTCAATGGACAGACTACATCGAAGCACTACAAGCAGACGGAGAACTCACAGCAGTTCTTGAAGCGTTGACGGGTATTCCGAGAAAAATACTAGATGCAATGTCTGAGACTGATTTCAAATTCATCGAAACTCAATGCTCATTCTTCTGGAATGATGAGATCAAGATGGAGAGTCTACCTGTTGACTTTGTGAAAGTTCAAATTGATACAGATACATGGCAGAAACTGATTGATGCTGAGCAAGAGTTTAAGAGAGTTACGGAATTGGAGTTGCCTCAGATAGCTGCTGCACAACTGATCATCAAATCATACTCAGGAGTTGACATCAAAGGAATGAGAGTTCCGGAGGCTCTTGCATACTGGGATTTTTTTTTCGGCAGTTCAATGAGTGGTCCGAGCGATGGAGCGACCTTTACAACGCAACGGCAGATGACAACGAGATCGCGGCAGGTATTGAGAAGATTCAGAGCTTCTCATGGTTTGCGACACTTGACGCACTTGCAAAAGGAGATCCAACGAAGTATGATGAGATACTTCAGAAAGAGGCAAACGTCATCTATACCAAGTTACTACTTGACAAGACAACGAGTGAATATGCCGAGAATCTCAGGAAGTACAATGAGTTCGTCAATCAAAACAACAAGCCATGAGTAACCACACGTTAAAAGATTTCAATATGGTTGATGTCCTGGAGCGCAAAGTCATTCAGAAAGCGCAGAGAAACGAGTCTTGTGCCTGTGGCTCTGGAATCAAGTTCAAGCATTGCTGCATAAAGAAGCAAGGCAAAGGAGCGAGAGTTGAGCGGATTTACAGACGGAAGATATGAGCGATCACGTGAAATACTTATTCGATGAGATTGAAGCAATGGACGATGATACGCCATACATGGTGATTTCTGAAGAGCTACAAATCTATGGCAAAACAATGTCTGGATCTTATTGGAAGAGTTTTAAAGCTGAATACATACTAGCGAACAAATGACATTCTCCGAAGTTCTAAATATGGTAAGGGATACGGCAATCGCGGTCAATCCAACAGGCACGTTTATACATGGACGGAACTCTGATGCAGCGAACGCTCAAGATCTACCATATCCGAGAATACATCTGTATCCATTCACTCAAGATAGAGAGCCTAACGATGATTACAAGCGAACATCAACGCTGTTGTTCGCATTCGTTAAAGCTGACTCAGGCGAACAAGACTCTGAGGAAAGAGAAACCATCATTTCAGACATGGACGAGTTGGTCAATCTGTTCATTGAGCAGATCAAGACTGATTATGAGAATGACGTTGAGTTCACGCAGATTCGAACTGAGCCTCAATATCAAATCTTGGAAGGTGTAAGCGGTTATTCTTTGCAGATGGTCATCAAAACTCAAGCAGGATGCTAGAAAGATATTTCATAGCCTTCTATAATCTAAACGGCAAAGAGTTAACTGGAAACGGAAATGTAACCGTTAACACTCATAAAGGCGAATACATCAATCGAATTGAGGTGACTACTGCAATTGCTGAAATTTGGAATATAGAAAATAGGTGCGTTTCAATTACCGGTATAATTGAGTTGAATGAGGAGGACTTTAAAGAGTGGGAAAGATGTTGAGTCCTACTGAAAATATCATCCTCCGCAACTTTGCCGAACTCCTAAAGACAGAGATTCAAAAGGCTATCAAGACAAAGAAGGTAACCAAGTTTGGCGCGGTCAATAGTTCTGGACGTTTACATGATTCTGTTGAGATAAAGTACACGGAGAACGGATTTCAGATTCTTGCAAACGACTACATAACTGGGTTAATTTGGGGAGTTCGTCCAGGAGAGTCAACAGCTACAATTGGAGCAATCAGTAGATGGATTGATGAGAAACCCGTTCAAGCAACAATTCCAAACGGAACGCTTGCAGCATTGATCATACGTAAGCAGATGAAAGAGGGAAACATGATATACAGAACGCACAAAGGCGCAAACTCAGGACTATTGGAGGATGCTCTGAGTGAGGACAAGTTCGATAACTTCATTGAGTTACTTGCTTCCAAATCTGTAACGGAACTCACAGACAAAATTGTTGAATCATTTGATCTAAAGGTTGCGTAATGGCACTAATCACACCAAACACATGGAACTCAGTTCACAGACCTATTGAGTATCGGGTTACGTTCAACTCAATATTCGTTCTGAGCATTACCGATAACGGAGGATATGCTCGTTTGAATGTTGGAGTGTCTTATCTGACACAGTTTTCAGTTGGTCAAAGAGTTTACATTCCTTCTGGAACTTACGCAGGAAACTGGACCGTGAGAGAAGTGTCAGGAACGGTCACGATTTCTGCTCCTTATAGTTCATCGGGAACTACATTTGTTACTCCATTGAGCAATGTATCGGCTCAACTTTGGGCAGGTTATCCATCAACTCACGAGGGTTACTCAGACTATCCATTTCGACAAATAGCAGACATTGTTGCTGTTCCTGGATTGGAAGGATTCGTTTCAATAGATGTCTCTGGATATTTAAAGAGCATATTCAAAAAGATTGAAGCTCCAAGAATAGGCGCAGACTTTAGAATGAGTTGTCCATTTCGCTTGATTGTTTCCGGATACCCACAGAACACATTCTATGCTCTCAACGGGACATTCGATCAAGCAGTCTTGCAGAACTACGCATCATATTACTCGATTCTCAATGCCAGACATCCGATACACTTTGCGAATGGAACTTGCATTTATTCGATGCTATGGCCTGACACGAGCATCTATGGAAAGCACGTTTTCAACATCATAGGTATCAACGGAACTGGGTCTCCAGGAGGTCTCGGATTCGATGCAGTAGGAACAACATTTACAGTAGGATAATATGAGCTTGAACAAATTCTATAAAGTGTGGGACATGGGCTATGTGAAGGACAAGTTCGAGACTTTCGATGGTCTTCACTATTTCAAGTACACAGGAACAGTTCCTACATGGTTTACGAAAGAGCCTTTCATTGTAGGCTCTGTAAACAACTATCCAACATTCTCATTCCTTCCTCCTATCACAACGTCAGGAACATTCACTTTTGGAGTGGAGAAGTACTTAGCATCAACGGCAACTCTTGTTGATAGTGGAGTTGTTACTATTGACGTACAGGAACAGACTCAAGCGGTTTGGAACACAGACGGATGCTACACGGCAAACCTTGTTTGGTTGGATCCATCTGGAGGTTGGGAATCATATCTCTTTGTCGGCAATCAACAGGCGTTTCAAGATAAAGGAACATCCTCAATGTTTGTCAATTCTGATGGAGAGAAACGCTTTCACAGAAAAGATGAGGTACATCAAGGAACGATCATCTCAACAGGCAATGTTTCTTCTGCTCATGCTGATTTTATTGCAGATGCTTTCAAGTCTATTCAAGTGTATTTGTGGGGAGCAGGAAATGACTTCACTCCGATAATCATCAATCCTGAGACATTCAAGAAAGTAAAGACAGGAGATTCATACGCTCGTTATGATTTCGAGTTCAGATATGCAGTTGAGGACGTAATACAGACGCAATAGATGAACGCTAGGTTATTCATAGATTACAAAGAATGTGAACTCTCCAAAAGAGAGGTTATTGCGCTTTCCTATGGAGTTAATAGGCTGACAGACATTGAATCAAGACAAGGTTACTACTCGAACACTTTCAAGCTACCAAAGACAGCGACAAACCTTGAGATCTTCGGACATCCTGACTCTCTCACAATCAATGATGCAAAACGATGGCAACGACTCACGGCATGGATTGAGGTTGATGGAGTGCAGGTTGTCTATGGTTTCGCTCAACTGTCATCTGTTGGAGCAGATCTTGAGGTTGTAGTAAAAGGAGGTAACTCTGATTGGATAAATCTTCTCAAGGACAAGAAACTGGAGGACTTGAATCTCAGAAGTCTTGACCATGATCACACTCAATCGAATGTTCAGTCAAATAGATTCAACACTTACTCGGACGGATTCATTTATCCGGATGTTGATTATGGATGGTTGAAGGATGAAGAACAGAATCCACATGGCAGATACTTCTATCCTGCTTTATTTATGAAGAAAGCGGTTGATCAGATGTTTACTGATACGGGATACACTCTGAACAATGAACTGGATTCAGATACTCGGTATCAAGGAATGGTGATGCCATTCTCGAACAAGGAAGTACTTCATTCTGATGAGTGGGAAACTGACAAACTATTCAAGGTATTATTTGGAACAACGGCAACAACAACAGCAGGGTATGTTACTGTTCCATTTGACTCAATAGATTTTGATTATGGAAACCATGTTGATCTAGGGTCTAATAATTACAACGCAGGAGATAAGATCAACTCAAGCCAGTTTGCAATATCAGTAACCTATACACTAGGGACTCACGCTCCATCAAGCTCCATTGTTATTGCGATAAGTTCAACCAATGTTGAGTTCAACGGAGATCCAGTAACAATCATTCTCGACACTCCTGCAACGGCAGGAACATACACGGTATCTACCGAGTTTGAATGGCATGATCAAGGAGAGGATTTGTATATAAAATGCATTGCAATAAACAACATGACCTTTACCATTGATGGAGGGTCTCTTGAATGTTTGTCAGTTGATAAGAAAGTACTTCGCGGTTCTGAGTGGAATGTCGCGGTCAATCTGCCTGACCTATTACAGACTGATGTTCTGAAATATGTTGCTAACGCTTTCAATGCTTTGATTTCTGCGAACGCTGCTACTAAGGTTGTTACGATAACTCCATTTGACTCTGTTCCATTGAACTCTCCAGAAGATTGGACGGAGATATTGGATAGTTCGGAGGATGAGATGATCACTTTTGAATATGGAGATTTCAAGGCTGAGAATGTTCTGGAGTACGACATCAACACGGACGATACCTATCTCAAAGACACTCCAGATCTAGGAAAATCAACGCTAACAAATAGCCATAAATCAGAGGGTATCAAAAAGATTTATCAAGCTCCTTTTTCACTTGTGGCAAGAGGTATTACGATGAATGATACCATAACCAAAGCATTGATAGATTTGAATGAGGCAAAGGGGATATATTCAAACATCTATTACCGACCTGCTTTGACAATTACGCACATCACAAATACAGGACTTGTTACAGTTTCATCTGGAGCAGGTCAGTTGTTCGCAGGTTTGGGAGTGTATTTGTATAATGTCTCAGATGCTCTTTATGAGGGAGGATTTTATCCTAATACAGATTTTTGGGTCAATGAAAGAGTGTTCATTATTTCAAGCGTTCACTCCGGAACAGAGTTTCAGTTGGAAGGAGACTTTAATGGAGACCCAGTATCAAGCGCAGACTGTGCGGTTGGAGTGATGGTTGACAAGTTCGATATTACTCATGTGAATGTAATGTCTGTTGGAGATGCTTCAGAAGGAGACGAGGTTCTGTTTTATGATACTGACGGAAGCACAACGATTGACGGAGAACCAACAAATGGTTCGTCAGCTTTGATTGATGAAATAAAATCGAACAGATGCATCACTTTAAAGAGAAGGCCAACATACACGTATGACCTGGAGTATATTTATCCAGTTATAAGTTCTCCATCATCAATAACAACTGGAAATGTTCGCATTCTAAATGCATCAGACAATAAAGAGGCTGCTCCAAGAGTGGGAATTGTAACAGTCTCAACGGATGCTGCAAATGCGATTACTCTTTATGGAGAGTCAACGGAGACTCAAGTCTCAGAGGTTGCTTATGATAATATAACATGGGATGTACTTGTGGCTGCATACTGGACCACATTGCAACAGATCATTGAGTCTCCTCAAATGGTCAAGGCATTGATAAGGCTTAAAGCGTCAGATATTCAATCAATAGACTTCACCAAACCAAAATACTTGAGTCAATTCGGTTGCTTGTTCTATCTCTCCTACATTGACCAATTCAAAACTAACCAAGTGGATTCGACAGATGTTGAACTCGTTAAATTACCATAATGGCTGAGAAAACAATTGTAGTTGATATTGACATCAAAGCGGAGGACATTCGTGCTGCTTCTGCTGCTATGGCAGAGGCTCAGAAACAGTCAGCAGCCTATACTCAAGCACTCAACGACCTAAAGACCCAACAGAAGGAAGCTAACGCACTTTACAAGATTGGAGCAATCAGCGCAGACGAAAACGCAAAGAGGCAGTCAGCGTTGAAAATTCAAATGACTGAGGTCTCTAAATCGCTTAGAGACTCAAATAAGGAATACGCCAACAACAAAACGGTTGTTGATGCGGCTAAAGGCTCAAACGAACAACTCAGAGCAAGGCTTTCTCTTCTGACTAAGCAATACAACAGTCTATCTGAATCAGAGCGTGAGAATAGCAGTCAGGGTAAAGAGCTTGGCGCAACCATCAAGACCATTACCGATAAACTGAAGGCCAATGAAAAGGCAGTAGGTGACAATCGCAGGAACGTTGGTAATTATGAGGAGGCTGTGAAAAGTGTTGCAGGGAAGATTAATGTAATGGGCGTCAATCTCGGCAATGTAATCAGTCAGCTAGAAACGTTTTCCGATGGCGTTAAGCAGACCATTACAGCTACAAAAGCACAGAACGCATCAATAGGAGCAACAGTTACTGGTCTTGGCGCTTTAAAGTTGGCATTGATAGCTACTGGTCTTGGTGCTTTCTTAGTTGTTCTTGGCTCAGTTGTATCGTTCCTAACCAAAACCAAAGAAGGTTCTGAGGCTTTGGCTCGTGTAATGTCTCAGGTTGGCGCGGCTGTATCTGTTGTAGTTGATAGGTTTGCAAAGTTCGGGGCAGCATTGAACCAACTTAGGCTTGGAAACTTCGCAAAGGCGGCAGACCTAGCGAAGGAGTCTGTTTCAGGTATCGGTGAGGAGCTTGCCAATGAAACAAGAGAGGCTAAAGAATTGACCAAGAGACTTCAAGAATTAACAGACGCTGAACGAAAACTAAGTGTTGAACGCGCAAATTCACGGGCAACTATCAAGGAGCTGAACAAGGACGCTGAAGACACAACTAAAACACTTCAAGAAAGAGAGGCTGCAGCCGTTAAAGCTATTGAAATTGAAAAGCGTTTGATGGATGAACAAGTACGTTTAGCACAGGAGCGTTTTGATATTATCAAGGCACAGAATGAGCAAGGGGAATCATTGGCCGAAGACTTAGACCGACAAGCAGAGGCAGAGAAAGCATTGGCGGCTATTCGAATGGAGTCATTTGAGATGCAGACAACCTTGCAGAATAAACTGAACACGATAAGACAGCAAGACCTTGCCAAATATAAAGCTATTGAAGCAGAGAAGCGAAAACTCACAGAGGCACAGATCAAAGCAGAGGAAGAAGCAGAGGCAAAAAGAGCAAAGATTCGGGAAGATTTCAGACGCGAACAGCTATCAGATATTCAGAAGAGGAAGGAGGACGCGTTCAATAAGGCTAATGAGTTAAGAGCAGCAGGAGAGACAGAGAAGTCTATTCAAACATACCTATCTCAAGAGTTGAAAGAAATTCACAGAGATGAGCAGGATGCAATTCTCAACGATAGACTAAAGACGCTCGAAGATTACGCAACGGAAGCAAAACTAAAGGCTCAAATATCCATACAGGATGAGCAAGTAAGAGCTGCAACTATCCTCCAGATTGAGCGTGATCTAGCAGAGGCAAAGCAGCAGGAATTGGATTTGCAGATAATGCAATATCAAGCATCAACGGAGGCTCTTGGTGTTGTTGATGAGGAGAGAAGAGCGCAACTCGTACAAGATAAACTAGAGGTTGATGCGCAGATAGTAGAACTCGACAATAAAAAGACTGAACTTCTGGAGCAGAATGCGGTCAAACTTGCAGATACGAGAAAGTCTCAAGAGAGAGAAGCACTCGGAGCAGCACAGGGAGGTCTTGGTGTGATCAGCAATATTGTTGATGGGCTGAAACAACAGGCAGAGGACAATATCAGCGCAATTGAAGCACAAGCGAAAGCAGCAGGAAAGACAGACGCTGAGATAAATGCAATGACAAAGAGAGCCAAAAAAGAGGCTCACGAGTTACAGGTTGCAGCAGCAATTGTTCAAACTTTACAGGCGGCCATATCTGCCTACTCATCAGCATCAGCAACTCCGATTATTGGTCCTTATCTCGGACCGATTGCAGCAGCAGCAGCTTTGGCATTTGGTTTTGCGAATGTCTCCAAAATGAAGCAAGAGAAATTCGCTGATGGTGGAGTTGCACAAGGACCATCACACGCTCAAGGAGGTATTCCGTTCACGGTTGCAGGACATGGAGGCTATGAGATGGAAGGAAATGAGATCATTCTAACCAAAGGAGTATATCAAGACCCACATCTCAGACAGCAAGCATCTATTCTCAATCAACTCGGAGGAGGCAAAGCACTTGTTCCAGGAGCGTACATGGCAAGCGGTGGAATTGCATCTCCAACATTTGCAGCAAGGTCAGCAAGCAGCAATCAGAACGCAGTATTGGAGTCTCAGATAGCACAACTAGGAGACAGAATTGCAGAAATGCAGCCAGTTGTCAGAGTTTCAGACATTAATAGAATCAATCAACAAACAGTAAGAGTTCAACAATCAGCAGATCTTTAATCATGGCAGCAACAACACTTTATCAAGGAATGGCAGAGCGCGTTACCGTAACTCATAAGGACGTAAACGGAGCAGCAATTCCTCACGCATCAATTGCAGACGTTCGTTACATTCTGAGAGCAGAGAACGGAGACTCTTTGAAGCGGTACAGAAAGACAGCTCCATCTGATTGGACAGCATTGACAGAGGAAGCGGCAGCAGGTGCATACACTTTAGAGATCGAGGAGAAGGATTCAAAGGAATTTCCATCCGGAAAGTGTTATCTTGAATGGTTCATCAAGATCATTGATGCTGATTTCGTTGATGATTACAAACCGATGGGAGTCTATCACTTATTTAATATTGAAGAAACCAATTACGCAGAGGAATAATGGCAGCGATAGACGTACAATTGACATCAAGACCAACGGTTGAAATCACTCATCCGTTGGTTGTTCTGGGGACTTGTGATGATGCCACGTTAAACGTCAACGGGGTTGATTTTGATACTATTCCAAGCGGTGACACCTATCCGTTATTGGTAAAATTAGACGGTGTTGAAACGGGCACTTTCGATGTGCCAAATAAAACTGTAAACATTACGAGTGTGCCTTGCGCTGACGCAACGGTTCAATTGAACGGGGTTGACATGACTGATATTCCGTCAGGCGATACTGATAACATTCTTGTTCTTCAGAGTAGTGGAATGACTGAAGTTGGCTCAAAGCAAGGAGTTCATTGGAGGATTGCAGACGCAACAGTAGAAAACTCAGACTCAAGCTACTCAACAACAGTTGAGGCAGAGGGTTCTTTGATTGTGCCTGACACGGCAATCAGCGCGAATGGAGACTTAGTAATTAACCAACCGTCAACGATTGCAAAGGATATTACCGTTAGATATGACACTCAAGGGACGGTTGCAACTACCATTTCTGGCGGTGAGATTGTTGTTCCTGACGTTGCCGTACTACCATCATTATCTATTGGCGTTTTCTCCGATGCGGGATATACTACGCCAGTTACGGGCGGTGCATTTGGAGACACGGTTTACATCAAACTTTACGAAAGCAATATAGTACCAACGGGTTTCACAATCTCATTTGATGGAGACAGCGAAAAGGTCATCAACCAAGCAGGAGGAACATACACTTGGGTAATTGACGTTAAAGGAACGGTAACTATTAACGCAAGTGCAAGAGATGGTTCTGATGGTGTTGCAAATGCTACTCCTTTCACGTTCACAACTACAAATGCTGCCTATGTTGGCGGTAAAGCTCTATCTTTAGATGGTGTTTCTGATACAGCAGATGGTTACGTTGATTGTGCCGGCATTATGCAGACCTACGGGCTATCATTTATGATAAAAAAGCCATCTGGTCTATCTGCATCTTACAAAGGTGTTATCGGCTTCGGTTCTTGTTTGTCAGGCTCATCAATTCAAAGGCAGTACAATGCCATAGTTGTTGCCCACTGGGTTCACTCCACCAATTTTGCGGTAAGTTTTAACGGTCAGGTCTACAACACATCCATTGCTATGAATTTAGACCAATACCAACACTTCAGATTTGAAGTTGGAGCAACGCATCTGCGTGTATATAAGGATGGTGTAGAAGTTTATTCGACTGCTAGAACAACGGCACTCCCAGTAGTGTCCAAGGAAATAACCGTGGGCGCAAGTAGGGTTACCAACAACAATCTCAGCCAAATGGATATTCGAGACATATTTGTGGATGATGGCACACTATCCGCAGCAGAATCGCTTGCGCTTTCCAATGCTTCGCACGCAGGTACAGACCCAACAGCAGCAGCCCCAAGCAAGTTTGTAGATGGATGGGATTTCGGAAGATTGGCAACGGGCGTACCTAGCACCAACAACTCATCGCCAACCATAGCAATCGGTATGTTAACAGACAGTCCGTTGGTAATGGCTACAACATTCACAGCACCTAACGGAATAGTTGAATTATGAACATCTACGGACTTATCATAGGGCAAAGCCATCAACCAGAAGGAGTGCTATTCTATCAGCAACTCACGCATTATGCCATTTGCAAAGCACCGAATGGTGTGCCAGATAATTGGGAAAGCTTCCAAACTGGAGAGCATCTTCAGTTACGCATGGAGGAAATCGAGGCAATGAATACTCCACAATCTAGGGAGGCAATCATTGACACGCTAACAAGTGCGGCAGAGGCTTCCGGTTTAAGTGTTCCTTTTGAATCATTCTTTTACGACAACAGGAAGGTTGTAATTGATTGGATTTTGAACGGTGGAGATTCATTGACAAAGGTCTTTGAAGAATCAACGGAGAAATGGATGGATATGAGAGCAAGCGAAGAAAGCCCAACTCCTAGAGAATACGCTTTGAAACTGCTATCAGTTTAACTCCTCCTGGTATATTCTCTGATTGCGCGTCTGATGACCTCTGATTTGTCATCTCCGTTCTCCTTGAGTTTTTTGTCGAAATCCTTCTTGATATCTGGGTCAATTCTGCTCGATACTTGAGGCCAGTTTCTGACTCGAATCTGTTTCTTTTCGCTCATTTGTGATAGCACAAAGGGTTAAGCATTTACAAATATACCTTTTTCCATAATAGCTTTGTAACGTGGAAGCACCAAAACTTGTTATTGATAGAGACATTGCTCAGTATGACATCTATGCTGAGATGTTCGGAGATCCTCAACCAGTATTCTCCGCAAACTCTGTAACTGAATTTCTTGACGCGAACAAAGAGGCAACCTCAATTGAGATCGACATCATGTCTGATGGAGGTTCAACTTCTGAGGCTCGTATCATTTACGACCTTCTCAAGAATTGCGGTAAAACCGTAATCACTAGAGGATACAAGGTCAACTCTTCTGCTGTGATGATCTTCCTTGCAGGCGATGAAAGGTTGATTGCAGAAAATGCTGATTTCCTTATTCATCCGGTATGGATCGATGCAATGGGATTGCCTTGGATGCTTACTGGAGAAGATCTGCAAGACTTCGCAAATGAGATCAAGGCAGAGGAAACCAAGTTACTAGACCTTTATGTTTCAGTAATTGGAGAGGATAAGAGAGCAGAGGTTACGGAGTTGATGAAAGCATCAACCAACCTATCAAATGACAAGGCAATTGAACTCGGATTTGCAACTGGGAAACTTGGAGCAAAGGCTGAGACATCAACCGAAAACAAACGAGCAGTATCATTCAACAACAAAATGGCTGCATTGGTAATGAAAAATAAATCAAGTCTAAATCAAAAAGAAATGAGCTTACTCACAGAAACGCTTAACAAGATCAACGACACGTTGGCAAAATTCAAGAACTCGGAAGAGGTAGAAACCGAGAACAACGAGACCGAAACACTCAACGCATCTGTTGAACTGTCAGAAGGTGGTTCAGTTTACTTCGATGGAGAACTAGCAGAAGGTGTTGCCGTATTCGTTGACGAGACAATGGAAACTCCTGCTCCAGATGGAGATCATTTGCTTGCAGACGGTAGAGTTCTTACTGTTTCTGAGGGAATGGTTTCATCTATCGCTCCTGCATCTGCTGAAGAGCCAATGCCAGAGGACAAAGAGGAAACAGAAACTGAAAACTCTGAAGTTGAAGAACTGAAGAACACGGTTTCAACGCTTACTGAGACTGTAAATGCTCAGAGCGAAAGCATCAACAAAATTGCGGAGACATTAAAGAACATGACTCCTGCATTTTCGGCACTTCAAAACCTAGTTCCAGGAGATACGGGGGCGGAATCAAATCCAAAGAACAAAAAGGTAAAATCAAAAGAGGTTACTGCGGCAGAGTATGCCAAGATGACCAACCTTGAGAAGAAGCGTTACAATCAAAGTAGACTGTAATCATGGCAAAAAAGAAAGCAGTTGCATCAAAATCAGTAGTGAATCCTTTTGATAAAGGAGTAAGCTACGCTGACTTTTTGAAAGCATTACCGGAAGGAGTTGATTCTTCGGAATACTTGAAAGGAGTCTGCTCAGAAGAGCAAATCGAATGGTTAAAAACAGAACTCAAACACTTTAAAAACAAGAAATAATGGCTGTAAATTTTACAGGTAGTACTACCAACCAAACTGAACTAGCTGCAATTCAAGAGGAATTGTATGCGGAATCTTTCACAATTCAGAACAACCTCATTGATGTTCAAGAGGGACACAAGTCAGGTGCTGACGTTTACGAATCAAGCGTTGACGTAACTGCAACTGCTGCAACAACAGCGGGTGTTACTGCAACGGGAGATGTTGATCTGAACGTCAACAAAACTGCTGTTTCTCTAGTGTCTTATCAATACGAGGATGTGATTGATGAGAATGCATTGAAAGGAACACGCTTTGAGCGATCAATGGAAGCAGGAGCTTTCAACATCGTTTCAGACGAGTTCGACAGAAAGGTATTGATTCAAGTTGCACCTGCAATCGGTGAGGACGTTGAGAATATGATCTGGGACGGTGCGACAACTGCTCAAAAGGCGTTGATTGCAGGTCTGACTCCAGGTGCTGCTCAAGGTTCAATCTCAGCAGGAGCGCAGACTCTAGCTGCTGCAATGCCTACGAACTTGGTGAACTCACTTCCTGCAACAATCCTTTACAATGCTTCACAAGCGAAAGCAACTCCAGGAGCAGGATTGGGAGATTACATCAAAGTTCCATCAATCGCAACTGTAACATCAGCAACAATCGCTGCTGAGTACGGAAAGATGTACGCAATCGCTCCATCAAAAGCGGTTAACTACAACCGAAACGGTGAGACTTGCGAAATCTTCGCACCATTGGGAGACCGTCAGTTGATCAAGCAAGCCAACAACGCAGTTGGAGCAGCTCAGCAATTGAACTTCTTGGTAGAAGGCTCTGGAGCAAACGAGGTGATCAGCTACAACGGACACAAAATCAACTTTGTGCCATTGGTAGGATTCAGAATCTTCGCGATTCCTTCCTACTTGAAAGTGCTGATGGACCTTGCTTCTGATGTATCAACTTTGAACATTGGCCAAATGGCTAACGGAGCGCGTCAGCGTTACATCAAGAACATTCAGACCATGACTACTTGGGTTGTTGGTCAGAAGTACATCACTCTTTACGGAGGATAAGAATTGAATTTATGGAGGAGGGTTTCGGCTCTCCTCCTTTACTCTTAAAAGAAAAGAAAACATGGCAGGTTGCTCAAATTCATTAACAGCATTAGATCCATCTTGTGCTGCTCTCAAGCAGAAAGGCGGTTTCGACAAACGCTTCTACGTTGGAAACATCGCAGACCTTGACTCCGTAACGTACGGAACAGATCAAGAGGTTACAGCGTTTACATTCTCTGGTACAACAGGATTCAAGAAGATCATTGGAAAGCGTCTGAAGCATGGTGCAGAGACATCTCTTGAGGCAGGAGATAATGTCAACATGAGAACTCAGAATTTCAACGCGGTTCTATTCGCTCAATCAGCAGCAGAACGCGCATCTGTTGAGGCTCTTTGGGATGCAGAGGATATTTTCGTAGTTGCTGAGTCAAATGCAGGAACTATTGAGGTTTACGGTATCAACAAAGGCGCGAACTCACAGTTTGATTCTTACGGATTGAAAGCGAGTGCAGGAACTTGGAATACAGGTGTTGCTTTGAACGATGACACAAGCATTCCGACAACCTTCTCCGGAGACTTTGACAATGGTCCGTTGATCTATGATGAGTCAGCAACTTTAGCAGTCAACATCGCTGCTCTTGATGCACAAGTTGTATAATGAACAGAGGGAGGTTATCGCTGATGCGGTAAGGTATCCGTTCATTGATAGAAGAACAGATAAGAACCTCCTTGTGCGATTGCATAGGGAGGTTTTTTCTTCTGAAATATGTCTAACTTGCGAACACGAACAGATAAGAGCTTACATTGAACTGTACAGATTGATAAATCCAAAAGAGAAAAGCATGAATCCTCCAAGTAAAAAATACAAATTCAATCCATCACGTAAGAACGAAAGAATCTCCGTGAAAGGTTACAGAGGAGTAATTACTGCCGAGAATTTGACTGATGACATGGCTGAGATGCTAATGGAAAAAGGCGTTTTCGGTGATCTCATTGTCAAGGTTGAAGATTCAGAGGTTAAGCCAAAATCAAAAGCAAAGGCGAAAAAGAAAAAGGATGATTCAACTCCATCCTCTGAGTCTATCTGATGAGCAAGCCAATTCAACCGATAAAGAAACAGACGAGGGTCGGCTCGTTATCGAGCAAGATTGCACCTACATTCAATAGAGTTGCAAAGATCACTCATAACAAGAGCGCGAAGCGTTATGACTATGGCGTTGGAAACCTTCTGCCAAATGAACTACTCAAAGCAATCGAGGCAAGCGTAACTGCTTCCAGTTGCAGGAACAGAAAGCACGAGTTCATTGAGGGAAAAGGTGTAAAGGATAGAGCAATTGCATCATTGAAACTCAATCCGAAACAAACATCTGATGACCTTGTTGCAGAATTGTCTGACATTGTAGGAGTGTTTGACGGTGTTGCTTTGAATGTCAAGTTCAACTCAATGGGAGAGCCTTATTACATTTATTCTCTGCCGTTTGAATCTACTCGGAAAACTGATGATGGTCAGTTTTACATCAACGAGAAATTGCAGGATGGATCTGATGTAAAGAAAGACAGAATCTATTTTGATGAGTTTGACAGATACGAACTACCATCGAGCAGACTTGCAAGAATACGATGCCAGATTGAGGAGTATGGATACCAAACAGGAGATGTGATCTATCTGTTCGCAAAGAAAGCAGGTCAGTCTGAATATCCGATACCAGGAGCATGGTCTGGAATGGAAGAGATTGAGGCAGATGCAGCACTTGGCAAACTAGATTGGAGAAACGTCAAGAAAGGATTCCGACCAGATGCGATACTGACAACCATAGGAGAGATTGATGACGAGGATGAGGATGAGGCAGGACGTACTGAGCAATGGTACTTTGATCAGAACATCAAGCAATTTACTGGAGAGGATGCTGCACCAATTATGCACATCAACGTCAACTCTGCAGATCAACGTCCACAATTGGACACGTTCTCTCAAGAGAAACTATTGAACGCAACTACGGAGGCAGCAGATAGAATCGGAAAGCGCGTTTGTCGTTCGATGGATGTTCCTCATGTATTGATTCCTGGATTCGCACAGCAAGGACAACTCGGCAACACGCAGGAGATGCTGACAGCACTCAAGTTGTTCGGGAATAGTGTTGGCAGGAAGCAGAGAATTGTTTCAAGAGCATTGGAGCAAGTGTTTCCACAATTTGATTGGTCAATTGAGCCTCTTGTTATCATTGAAGAGTTACCGGAATGGTTGCTTGGAGTTCTTACAGATGACGAGAAGCGTCAACTCGGAGGTTATGAACCTAAACAAACAGAAGAGGTTGCAGCATGATCGACAAGAACTACATAATTGAAAAGACTGATCTTCCAATGAGCGTTAACGTCATTGAGAAGAAGGTTCAGCAGTTTGTTCCAGATGCAATTGAGAAGCTGATTGAGATACTTCCTGCTGCATTATACGCTGCATTGCAAACATTGAGCGTTGAGAATGTAAAGGATTGGAGCAAAACCAACAGCTACTCAGCAGATGACAAGGTTGTCTATGTAGAGAATGGACTTCTGAAGATGTGGAAGTCATTGACTACCAATAGCAACTCTGCTCCATCAACGGCCAACGATACCGATTGGTCAGAGTTGAAGCTCGGAACATTCTTGGTTTCATTTGTGCAGCCTTATTTGGCTCATCATGTGTTTTACGCATACGCGGTCAATGGAGGAGTCAATGTATCACATCAAGGATTGCAGCAGATAAGCAATGAAACGGCTCAAGCGTTAACGGGCAATAATCTCCAAGCCTATCTCAACTATTGGAGAGACAGAAGAGAGAGCAAGAGGCAGCGAATGTTCAACTATTTGGACGATCAAAAAAATACGCTTGATTCTGTAACGTATGAATCAGTTGATCCATCACGCAGAAAGCACCGTTTCCAGATTCGAGCAATCGGAATCACAAAAAGACAAACAGACACGGACTACATCAGCGATTATGACAAAGATATGTACCGATTCAAAGACAGATTATAACAAATGAGCGTATTAATCACACGAACAGCGATCAAGTCCTATTTCAACTCTGGAGATGTTCCAACAGAGGCTCAATTTTCTGCCTTTATTGATGCGTTTCCAATGGTTTATAATGAGACAGTCACACTTGCAATTGACACAGACTTAACTATTACACATGGAACAGGAGAGAACGCTCGAATTGTTCAAGTAGTGGATTCTGACGGTAAATCAATAGGCGTTAATTGGAGGAGAGATCCATCAGACCCAACAAACAAAGTAATAATCAACTCAGGGAAAGCATATACAGACGCTGAAGTTTCAATATTGACAAAATGAGAAAACTGATTTCAATTTTAATGGTCCTTTTGTCGTTCGGTGCAATGGCACAGGATGGACACATCATCTACAATGAACACTCCAACTACAAGATGTATGGGAGAGATGTTCTTGTTCGTTCAGATGCAACCAATCTCGACACGTTAACGAGCGTTTATGATGGTTCGATTGCCTTTGATACTACTAAAAGGCATTTTGTTGGTTATGATGGAGAGAGTTTCAAGAGTCTTGCATTTGGACAAGTCAGGGACACAGTCATCAGCCTTTCATCTGCCGAGATACTTGCGTTAAGTGGAACTCCTAAAACGGTTGTTCCTGCTCCTGGAAGCGGAAAGATGTTGCAGGTTTTAAACGCATCAGTAAAATATACTTATGTTTCGACAGCGTATGTTTCGGGACATACGCTTAGAGTTGGAACATCGGTATCACAAGATTTCTTCTCATGCAAGGTTTTAGACGCAACTACAAGCACAATAAGAGGATTCGTTCAGAATACTCATGCTGTTGCAGGATACGCAGGTAGTGTTGAGAATACACCAATTAAAGTTGATTCCAATACTACGGCAACAACAGGAGATGGTACTGCTCAGCTGTGGGTTAGATACCAAGTTATAGAGTTCTAAATGCAACTCCTTCACGACATAGCCAAAGACAAGAACCTCTTGAGGCTTGTTTTCGCATTATTCTGGAGCGTTATTGCAGCAGGTTACATCTACGGAATCACCTTCATTGACATTCCAGAGAACAGCCTGAGACACGCGGACACGGTTCTCGGATTTGTTCTTGGAACTATTGTGGCAACTATCATTGCATACTATTTCGGCAGCTCACAAGGCTCGTCAGATAAAAATGACATAATTAATCAAAGTCAAAACAGGTTGTGAGAATGGATGTTTCAGACGTAATGGTTGAACTCGGAAAGGTTCTCGGAGGAGGTGTTGGAGGGACATTCATTGGATTCTGGACACAGAAACAAGCCGCAAAATCAGAAGCCGTGAAAGAATTACAAATGCTTAAGGTTGAGTATAAAGAGTTCGCAGAATTTACCAAGAGCGAACTTCTATTGAGCAGACAGGAGCGCGTGGAATGTCAGAAAGAAAATGCTGATTTGAAAGGAGAGGTCAATCAACTGAACTTGAAAGTAAATGAGTTGACAATGGCTATACACAACGCTATTGGAACACCTTCAGAAAAGCGCAAAGGGCTAAACAGTAATTAACCTTGTATGAAACTCAATCCAAGATTCAGCATCCAGGAGTATGTGCCGAAATCAGTCTATGAGAAGTACGGAGATAAATCCGTCAGGTTCATTTCAACGGCATTGATCAAGGCAGATTATCAGCTACTTAAAGACCTTGAAAAGCATTACGGAAGAGACATTATCTGCTCAATCAATACATGGGCATTTGGAGGAGATAGAAATTACTCAGGATTGAGAGTTGAGGGAGAACCATATTACAGACCTTTGAGCCTACATTCAAGCGGTTCTGCATCTGACAAGATTTTCACTTTCAAGGATACCGGAGCAAGAGTTGACAACAAGAAGATCTATGAGTTCATCATTGCAAACGAGGTCAAGTACTATGATCTCGGAATCAGAAGAATGGAGGATATTAGAGATGCTTCAAGTTGGATTCATTGGGATACGTGTTGGACTCCGAATGCGTACACCAAGATGATTCAAATCGTTAGAGCATGAAAATTGATGCAAAGTTGATATTGATCATGGCCTTGATTGGTCTCGTGGTCTCGTTGATACTCTTCAGAGGTTGCGGTAATTTTAACCATTCCTCTGGAGGTATTGACGTTTATCACATTTACGATTCCATTGAAAGAGTGATCAAATCTGAGTTGCCTCCTCCTGACACGATAATCGAAATAAACGAAAAGGAAGTCATCAAATGGCTACCATCTGCAAGAGTTGTTGATACCATCTACATCAACGGAGAAACAAGATTCATCTACAATGACGCACCAATAGACACGGCAGCGATTCTCACGCATTATCTCACTCAGGCGGTAACATATACCGACACGATACGAGATAGTTCGTTACAGGCAGTTATTTCGGATGTGATATTCAGAAATCAGATCAAAGAGAGGTCGTTCAATTACAAGATTCTGAGACCGATTGAAACCAAGTTCATTGATAATCGGGATAGATTCCAGTTGATCGCTTCATTCCAAGCAGGAGGAGGCATCAGTTATGCAAACACTCCTCAATCAATCTATGCAGGAGCAGATCTTGGATTGAAATTCAAATCCGGAACATACGTATCCGTTGGATATATGGCAGGAACAAGCCATTTTGTAACGATCAGAGCGGGTCAGGTAATTAGAATCAAGAGGTAGTTTTCCAATTGTCTGCCAATGCCAATGAAACACAGGAACGAGAACAATGGCATATAAAAGAGGAAGTGGAACAAGCAACCGGTACAGGCTAACAGCAGAAGAGAAGGAGATTCTTGAGGCATGGAGGGACAGAGGTCATCTCCCAGAACTATTTGAGCAATGCAAAGCAGCAGGAATTGCGCTGAAGGATGTCAAGCACTATTGGCACAAATCAGAGAAGTTCTCAATCTTCGCAAAGAATGAAGGGAAATCAGTTGAGGATGTCTTTGCACCAATCCTCCAGGAGATGCAGCAGTACTCTCCAAAGTTTAAGAAGATCAAGAGGCAGAAAGTAACAGATCCACATTGTCTGATTATTGATCCATCTGATGTCCATGTTGGGAAACTCTCTGTCAGCTCGGAAACTGGGAGCAATTATGACATTGAAAAAGCTGTCAAACAGGTTGACAATGGCATGGATGGCATCCTTTCAAAGTCTTTCGGGTTCAATATTGATAAAGTGATATTCGTTATAGGGAATGACTGTCTCCATATCGACACGCCAAGAAGAACAACAACATCCGGAACTCCTCAAGACACTTCTGGAATGTGGCATGAGGCATTCATTGCGGCCAAAGAGATGTACATCCGAGCAATTGAAAGAATACTACCTTATTCAGATGTGGAGATCATATTCAATCCATCGAACCATGATTACATAAGTGGATTTATGCTCGCACAAACGATTGAAGCCTACTACCGATGGAGTAAAAATGTGAGCTTTGATGTCAGTATTGCTCACAGGAAATATACTCGTTACGGGAACAATATGATTGCAACATCACATGGAGATGGAGCAAAGATGGAGCAGACTCCTTTGATAATGGCAACCGAAAATCCTCAGATGTGGAATGATTGTTCGTTTAGGTACATCTATTTGCATCACATACATCATAAGCAGACCCACAAATTCATGTCAGGAAAGGACTTTATTGGAGTGACTGCTGAATTTTTACGAACTCCAAGCCCTTCCGACTCTTGGCATCACAGAAATGGTTACGTAGGAGCAAAGAAAGCAATTGAGGCTTTCATTCATTCCTTTGATAATGGTCAAGTTGCAAGGTTGACTCATCACGTTTAATTGTTTCAGAAATCACATCACGAATTTAGGCAGCTCATCAACTTGGACAGCTAGATTTTTCTGGTCCATCTCGAATGACTCATTCAGCAGGTCAATCATCGAACTACCATCAACGGCAGATAGTATTCTCAGAAGGAGAACGCGGTTCGTTTGATTGACAGCATGATTGATAAGGGCTTTCTCAACAAGCGTTCTATCTCTATCAATACCAAATAGTCCAGATTCGAGGACGCTCTCCATTTGGTAAAGATAGCCAACTGAAAATAATTGTTTCGATATTCGTAATCGTAACAAATTAATATATATATTTGCCTGACAAAATCATTTAAGGACATGGAATACAACCAAGAAACGATCAACAGAATCAGAGAATTGATGCCGTTATCAATGCGGAAAAAAGTTCATCAGAACATTAACAAGGGAGTCAGCGAAAAGGCACAGATACCATACTCAACCGTTTGCGATGTTCTCCAGACTTATCGTGAAGGAGGTCGGCCAAGATACCGGAACAGACGCTTGAAAGTATATGATGAATGCGTCAGGTTGCTCCAGGAGAAAGGAATCACAGTTTAAAAAAGAAAGGGAGCGCGATGAAGCAACTCCCAAACTAACCATGAAACGAATAGACATCACAAAAGTAAGCAAATGAAATCACTCAGAAAAAAGGTCATGGACGTTATCAATAGTTGCACCAATATCGAACAGATGAAAGGTGCATATAATTACATGGCACTTGCAGGACTTGACAATGACCCAATAATGGAGGAGTTGTTCGAGTTGAAGTTGAATATCATCGGAAACATTTAATCAGTAATCAATAATCAAAATCAATAGACAAATGAACAGAGAAGAAATTCTAAAAAAAACCATGCTTCAAATGCCGCGAGTATTCACTTCAAACCAGTTCAATACGGTAGCTATTAAGAACGGCTTCCCAAAAGAGATACTGAAGAAGAAAGGACTCGCAAAGTTCATTGAGCAGTATGCAAGCAATGGTAGTTTTCAATCAAAAACATGGGTCAAGTTTACGGAGGAAAAGACCGTTATGAATGAAGCTCAACAATCAAATTCAGAAGACAAGCGTGAGCTATCCGATAGACTACAAGAAGCAATAGAACTATTGAAGGGGAACGGCTACAAAATACTTAAGGTTCATTCTGAATGGGTAGAAATTTAATCAGTAATCAATAATCAAAATCAATAGACATGAGTACGCAATTAACAGTAAATCAGTATTTCAACTCAGAATCTGTTCAACAGAAGTTTGAGAAAATGCTCGGACAGAAGTCAGCAGGATTCATCTCCTCAGTTCTTCAGACGGTAAACAACAACAATCTACTTGCAAAGGCAGATCCTGCAACAATTCTAAACGCTGCTGCAACTGCTGCGAGTTTAGACCTTCCGATAAATCAGAGTCTCGGACGAGCTTGGATTGTACCATTCAAAGGTCAGGCACAGTTTCAAATTGGTTATAAAGGGTTTGTCGAGCTGGCTCAGAGGTCAGGACGCTATAAATCAATCAATGCGATTGAGGTCTACGAGAATCAATACAACGCATTCAATGCGTTGACAGAACAGATAGACGCTGACTTCTCGGTTGATGGAACAGGAAAGGTTGTCGGATACGCTGCTCACTTTGAGTTACTGAACGGATTCACAAAGACGGTATTCTGGAGCAGAGAAAAGGTTGAGCAACACGCAAAGCGATTCTCAAAGAGTTTCGCCAATGGACCTTGGAAAACAGACTTTGATGCAATGGCCAAAAAGACGGTTCTCAAATACACTTTGAGCAATTGGGGAATACTATCCATAGAGATGCAAACGGCTCACTTGGCAGACCAAGCGGTAATTCCGGAAGATGGAAAGTATCAATATGCCGATAATGTCATTGATATTGAGGCGAACAACGCGGAGGAGGAGACTGCAAGAGTTGTGAAATTTCTTGAAAAAGTGAAATCAATTGACGATCTTGATATGCTTGAGGATTCGTTATCTGGAGAAGAAATCACAGAGGAGGCACAACAAGCGATAGATGAAAAAAGAGAATCATTAAATGTTAAAGCGTAAGACCATGAAAACTAGAACAGACTTTACCGGTTACAAATTCCGATGCTCATCATTGGGCAAGTTGATGACAGGCGTTAAGCCTAATCTCACAGACAAGCAATCAGAACTCCTTGAGACTTTGATTGCAAAGCAACGAGGAGGCAACATCACAGACAAGCAGATCATCACTCTCGGACAACTGATTGAGAAACGTGACCAACGTCCAACTCTATCAGCAACAACCAAGAACTACCTTGAGCAACTTCACAAGGAGGAGGTATTCGGTAAGCGCGAAGAACTCCGGTCAAAGTATCTGGACAAAGGAATCCAGGTTGAAGAGCAATCCATCACGCTCTATTCTGAATTGACTGATACGCTTTTCATCAAGAACAAGGATCGAAAGTCAAACGCTTTCATAACTGGAGAGCCTGACAACACTCAAGGTAAGATTCGAGACATCAAATCATCCTGGAGCTTGTCAACTTTTCCGATGCACGATGACCGATTGACGAACATAGACTATTGGTGGCAGTTGCAAGGATACATGGAACTGTTTGACCTTGAAGATTCAGAACTCATCTATTGTCTTGTTGACACTCCAGAGGAATTGATCAATGATGAGATGAGGAGAGTTGGTTGGAAATCAGGATTCACGGCAGACATTCCGGATGATCTTGAGGCAGAGATCAGAAGCAACATGACATTCTCAGACATTCCTGCTGCATTGAGAGTGAAAGTCTTTCCTGTTCAAAGAGACAGACTTGCAATGCGACAACTGGAGGAGCAGGTCATCAGATGCAGAGCCTACATGAACAATCTGTCTGTCAAATTAGGCGAGTATATCCAGAATGTCGATAAAGAGCTTGAAAATGCGTAGAGCCGCGAAAGTAGACTCTAATCAATCAGAAATAGTTGCAGCCCTGCGGAAACGTGGGGCTGTTTGCATTATAACAAGTCAGCTAAAAAATGCGTTTGATGTGTTGGTGTGCTTCAACGGTAAGATTCACATTGTAGAAATAAAGGACGGAAACAAGCCTCAGAGCGCACGTAAGCTAACAGAAGGTGAGTTAGTATGTAAGTCATTAGTTGAGGGCGTTGGATGCCGTTATAACGTCATTAATTCAGTCGATGACGCATTAAAATTGATAGGTGATTGAACTCAAACAGAAAAATAATTACACTTTTTCTATACATATTTGTATTTCGTACGAATTAATATATATATTTGAAGTGTTGAAAGAATTAACACTAACCAAAACAACAGAAAACATGACAATCGAAACAACAATCCAAATCATCAACCAACTAAAGGCTGAAAACAATCCAAGCAATAATGAGCTAATTGCTTTCTACGAGAAAAAGGTAAAGGAAGCCTACATAAATGCAATAAACAAAGCTTTCAACTAAACCAAAACGGGGCGAGGCATCCTACACCTCACTAACCAAAAAACAAAAAGCCATGACAACAGATTTCACATCACTTCCAAAGACAAGACTAGAGAGAGACCGGTCTAATTTCGTTACAGTTCCATCATTAGATAACTTAGACGGTCAGAGATGGATCTTCAGCCAAGAAGAGGGAGAAGAATATTTGAAAGAGTTCCGTGAGAAGTACGGAACAATTGAGAACTACAATAAAGCAGCCAAGAGATACTGCGACTTAAAGGCTGCATGGTGCAAGGCAAATACTTCTGAGTAATCATTAACCATAAAATCAATAGACATGAAAACAGTACAGGTAAAATTCAGAAACACGATTTTCGACATCACTCACGATAACGGAATCATTGACTCAATTGATTATAACGGACAAGAGGTTCAAAAACTGATGTTCGACATGGGATTTCTGGGAGACATGACAATCGCTCTCCTTGAAACCATTGCATCCGATGAGATGGATGCTGCACAATACGCGGTTGAATTGCAAAGAGAATCAGAAACAGTTTAAATCTAGGACCATGAAATCAAAAGATATCGAAATGATAGAATGTCCAGAGTGCAACGGAGAAGGCACTTGGTATAATGACACATCACGACAATGTACCACATACAGAGGAGACTGCTGCGGAGGTTGCGGTTATGATGTGGATTGCGAAACTTGCAACGGAACGGGCGAAATTGAAAAAGAGGAAGAAGATGAAGTATAATATCACATCACAGGAATTTCTAGATGCGTTAGCATTACAGAAGCATCCGATAGAGCTTGACGAGTCTGGAAATGACAAGAACAACCTACTGAGGCAAGTATTCATCAATGGTTACCTGTTAGGAATGAAGGCAATTATTGAAGCAAACCAACAAAATCAAAAGCGATGAAATCAAAGAAGGACCCAATCGAAACAGTATCAGAGTGCTGCGGATCTTATCCCGTACTTGACAGCGAGGATCAAGGAATCTGCTCGGAGTGCTACGAACATTGCGAATATGTATGCGCGGAGTGCGACAACTCCGGATACTACGAGACAAACATTGACGGTGCAGATGTCGAATGTATCTGCATGAATTGCAACTCTGATCAACACAAACCATATAACTGAGAAACCATGAAACAGAAATCAATATCATTCCACAACACAACTAACCTTGAGAGTTCAGAACTTCAAGAGGCCACGTCTAAGGCACTAACTCAGGACGAGGAAGTACTTCATCTGTTCAGAGTGTTTGACAAGCTCACGTTAACTCCAGAGCAAATACACAAGTATCTGCAAGACACCAATCCAAACAAATACAGAAATGTTCCTCTGACTTCCATCAGAAGAGCGTTCTCGAATCTAAAACGCAAAGGTCTGATTTACAAGACTGATGCAATGGTTCGCGGTAACTATGGTATGAAAGTTAACTCTTGGAAACTTGTTTCAGATGAAAGAATTTAAAGTTCTTAACCTTTACGCTTGCCTGGGTGGCAATCGTTACAAATGGGATGAGGTGGCAGAGGAATCTGGTATTAATATGAAAGTAACTGCGGTTGAATTAGACCCTGAGTTGGCTAAGTTGTACCAAGAGAGGTTTCCGAATGATACAGTAGTCATTGCTGATGCTCACCAATACTTGTTAGACCATTACAAAGGGTTTGATTTCATTTGGAGTTCGCCTCCTTGTCCTACGCATAGTAAACTAACTATAACACATAAGACTAAAGACACATTCATACCAAAATATCCTGACATGAGTCTTTATCAAGAGGTTTTATTCTTAGAGCATTTCTATGATGGTAAGTATTGTGTTGAAAATGTAACGCCATATTACGAACCATTGATACCCGCCAAGAAACGAGGCAGACATTTGTATTGGACGAATTTTAATCTTCCTAGTAACTTGAACGAAAGAAAGCTAGGCGGTATACTATCTAGTATGAAGAACGAACATAAAGTACTTGAAAAATTTCACGACATAGAGGTTCGGGCTGATGTTGGTGGATATAGGGATGTTCTAAGAAACCTAGTAGACTACGAAGCTGGCAGAACAATCTTTGAAACAGCACTTGGGATAATCAGAAAGAAAGACGTAACGCAAACAGAACTATTTCAATGAAACACGGCTCATTGTTTAGCGGTATTGGTGGAAGATACGACAAGAAAAGACGAGAATTAACAGGTAAAAAAACAGTAAATGTTAAACGCAAAAAATAAGTTTTCCAGAGATGAGGGAGTCATGACGCATGGCTCTTTATTCTCTGGAATTTAGTTGGTGGCTTTGATCTAGCTGCCGAATGGATGGGATGGGAGAATGTATTCCATTGCGAAATGAACGAGTTCGGACGAAAAGTCCTAAATTACTACTGGCCAAAATCAATATCACATGAAAACATCATCACAACAGATTTCAATATTTACAGAGGACGAATCGACATCCTCTCCGGTGGGTTTCCGTGTCAACCTTACTCAAACGCAGGTCAGCGACTTGGAAAAGAAGATGACAGACACCTCTGGCCTGAGATGCTTAGAGCAGTACAAGAAATTCAACCGACATGGGTTGTGGGCGAGAATGTTCTCGGACTTGTTAATTGGTCGGACGGGTTGGTTTTCGAGGAAGTGCAGGCTGACTTGGAGGCTTCGGGGTACGAAGTACAACCGTATGTACTTCCTGCTGCAAGTGTCAAC